GTTTGCAAGGTCTACGATCTTATATGAGAAGAGTTTTCCAGTGTGTGGCATGCCATCAGCATACTTCTCATCAAGTACCGATGCAAGTAGAATCTCGCCTATGACGCTATCGCCGTCGAAGTCAGCATTGAAACCACTGGTAACTAGCGGATGAATTTGTATTGCTTTGCCACTGACTATACGAGGCTTGAATGCTTGGATACCATACTTGTGCAGCACGGGGTCTCGCTTCAGCAATATTGGACGGCTAAGGATGACCCTATCCAACGCTCGATCTACTATCTCTCCTCCTTCACCCATCTTCTGCTGTGCTTGAAGAGGAGTAATACCCAGCAAGTTTCGCAATTCACGAATCACGAAAGGCTTGTATAACTCGAGAGCTGCAGACTTTGGAATCCCAACCTCGTCCAAACTAAGAGAGGGCTCAGGAACAATAGTTCCACGCATCGTCATGTCTTGCTTACGTGTAACCAACTGCTCTTGGAAGAAGCCTTCCTTTGGAGGACCTACCTTAGCCCCCTCTACATATCGCTTGCCAGAAATGTAGTCCAAGATGCCTCTACGAATACCACGTGGATAACTGCCTATGCCGGCCAATGCACGAAGACCATCATACACCTCTTGCCTCAGCTCCACCTTAGACTGATCATCATCTGGTATAAGAGGAGACATCTTTGAATATCTGGATGCAGTCAGATGCAGATTCTTGTACAGGCCGTTGATGTCTTCTTCGCTAATCGTACCGTTTGGAAGAATGGGCAGTGACCTCATGGATGGTGGAAGCACAGGTACACTCTGCATCATATATGCATCCTTTGGGCTGATACCAAGTCTATCCAGCACCTTCAGGAACTTGACCCTCTTGTTGGTATCATCTAGGTAAGCACCCTTGAGGGTCGGCTTTTGCAACTTCTCCAAGGCAGCTGCTAAGTCTCTTTTCACATCTATCTTACCGAGTAATGCATTGAAAGCCTTACCGCCCACCAAGCTACCCTTCATCTTCAGTGGGTCACCAATCTTACCAGTGTCAGGATCGTAAGCCAGCGTACCTCCAATCAATCCATCATACTGACTGGTCTTGAGACCAGTCAGCTTTACTATAGCCCCCTCAAACACTGGGTTTGGGAATGCCTCTGGGAGCCTAAAGTGTGACCATTTATCGCCCTCCATACCTCCTGTAATCTTCTGATCAAACAGACCACCTGGCTCAGGCCGCATGGTCTTAGCTATTGTCATCTTAGATGGGTTTTTGAGCTCGCCGTTGCTCATCTCATGAACTTGTTTGTCCGTCATAGGAGAGAGTATCAGACTGTTCCCAGTCTTCTCTACGTTCACATTCAAACCCTTGATCAGACTGATGAACTTGTTGTATGCAAACGTAGGCTTCGGTGTAGGTAGCATTTCACCAGCCTGAAGAGCTGCCCAGAATTGATCTCCCTGGCCTGAGTCGCTTTTCCACGTGTTCATCTCACGTAAGTTAGCCAAAGCTCCGTGAGCAAGCATAGAGTACAAACCCAACACTCCTAGAGATTGAGCACCGTGTGGACCACCGCCTTTAGGTATTTTGTTTCTGTCGTAGGCATAGCCATAACCTAGAGCTCGAGCGCTAAGCTTCTTCTCTACCTGATGGTGCAGCTTGAACACATGCATAGGGCCGATAAGGACATCGCCCATAGGTCTTCCATTAGCGGGATCGTAAACGGTTTCTTTATCTGTCAAGTCGTATTTAGCTAGGTCTTGTGTAACCTGGGCATGTAGGTCTGCTTCTGGTTTGAAGTTCTTGATGAAGTAGGTCTTACCTGTCTTCTCCGCAATCTTACCTGCAGCAACCTCCAATACCTGGCCTAGGTTGGTTCTGCCTGTCACACCCAACGGATTCAGAATTACATCTAGGGGCCTGCCATCCTTAGTGTGTGGAGCCTCGTGATCGGGTATGATCTTAACTACAATTCCTTTATTGCCGTGGCTACCTGCAATCTTGTCTCCGATTTCTAGAGGCTCTTCCGTCTTTATGTGAACAGCAACACTCTTCCCCGTCTTTACAACCTCCTTCACAACTCCTGGATAGTCATTGTCCCACTTGATACTCTCATCCTTATATGGGCGTACTATCGACTTGTGCAACTTGGCTAGCTGCATGTCCTCACGTTTCTCGGATGCATTTGAAGCACGAAGCGCAGCTATTAGAGTATCTCCAGGCATGACCACAGTACCTGACTTGATCACCCCCTCTTCATCCAGCTTCTCAGCTTGAGCTCTGTTCATTCCAGTCGGTACGTATGCCTGGAACTTACGCTTATCCAATACATGCGCTATATCCTTATCTATTGAACGCCTATGTAGGTGCTCCGAAGTTAATTTGCGTGCCGCACTGTCTGTAACTACGATACCGTCTTCGTAGTTGTACCCTTTATACGGCATAAACCCAACACGAAGATTGGTACCCATAGCCAGTACACCATTACGTGAAAAATTCGTGTCGGCAACTGTCTGCCCAGCTGTTACCTTGTCCCCCACCTTTACTATAGGTGTAGAATGCAGGAATGCTTTATCCTCATTCAACGGGAAGTGATCATAGATTTGATACTCATGTCTCTTTCCGTCCGTTCCTTTGACAATTACAGCGTCTGATTTGATCTGAGTAACAGTACCATCTACATTAGTGTGCTGACTGGCAAGACCGCCAAGCATATGATTAAAACTATGAGTACCAGCCAAGCTTTGCACCAAAGGTGCTTCTCTATGGAGTAGAGAGACAGCCTGTTCCATTTGTCTTCCAGCCATAGTACTTCTGTTAGGGTGGTCTGCAGGCATGAAAGGAATTAAGTTCGATGCAAACGAAAACATCTGCATCGGGTCACTCATCACATAGTCTGCGCCCTTCATAGACCCATCATAGATCTCATTCTCAAGACCACTGATCTTAATAGAAGGCCCTATGGGTACCGGCTTGCCACTTACCCACCTAACTTGATCTGGGAGAACTACGTGAGACCTGTAAGCAGTAGTGGGATTTACATCTTCATTCTTGCCAGTATGTAAGTTATACATCCTGATAGTGACATCATGCCCCTTCTTGCGTACACCTACTGGCAAACGCAAAACTATACCTGTGTCGCTTCCTTCCGGGGTTTCAATGGGATCTAAGAAACCCAAGTGAGAAGGGTCTATCAATTTTGCTTCATCAGAGACGGCCTGCTCACTCTTGATACCGCCCTCACCCATGATGGTAGTCTTGAACTGAGAGGAGATCATATCTAGAGGATTGACCTGACTGGGAGGAGAAGACAAAGAGTTCTTGGAGAACATCTGTCGTATATGTTTGTTGAAAGTATCGGGGGCTATGATATCCCTAACTTTGTCTTTCTTGTCTACCGTGTTTCCGATCTTACGTAGGATGTCTCTAGAACCACGGGTTATTCTCTCAGCCGCGAAGTCCTCCATCGAGTGGAGGTCCTTGAACATCAAGGCGTCCCTAGGATCTGGTTTTGCTTCTCCACGTGAAATCTTGAGCAGCTTGTCTGAAGCATCTAGCAGAGTGGCACCAGTCACGTTAGAGTGTGCCTTGCCCAACGTGAGCATGTTGACATCTGGATTCATCTTGGTGTTGTCCATGACCTGCCAGAAGTGCGTACGCATATCTTCAGGAGTCATGGTAGCTGAAGGCTTGAGACCTGTATCAGCCTTGTAAAACTTGGACAGTGCCTTTGGCATGTCTGCATGATTGGCAGCAGCTATGTCCTTGCCCCAACGCTTCTCTACCTCCTCTTCCGGAATCCCCATAGCATGAAGTAGAGGCTTGAGAGGTACTTTCGATGACCCGTATTCCATAATGAATGCACGGGTAGCCGGATCAAAACCTATGTGAAAGCCGCCTCCAGGAGCATTGAAATGTGACTTCAATACTCCACTTTCTGTGACTCTGGTGTATACACCAGGCTTCAAACGCCATTGATTGTCTATCTGATTTTCCTGTCCGTCTACAATGTAACTGTAGCGCTGAGTAGGCTTGGGCAAGTTCAGTAGTTTGATCTTCTGCTTATCAAGCACCCTACCAGTAGCATTGTCCTTCAAGGAAACTGTAGCTTCTAGTGGTACGTCCCATGACTTACCCTCCAGCTTGGCCTCCTTCTGAGACCTGAAATCATCACTGTCTAGATTGTCTCTGACAGCTACATCATGTAGTTCTAGCGTGTTCTTCTTCCCTACTATCGGAAAGAGACCACTGACTGCCTTTTGTACTCGGTCTTTGAGGAGATCAAACCCCTCTTCCGGGACAAGACGTGCCACGAGTATCTCCTATGTGTGTATTGGTACTACTCAGGTTACCAGAACCCCCTGCTCGATGACCATGAAATTATATGTTGGTAAGCGTTATAAGGACAGTACAGAGGGAAGACGATTCGCTTCTGTCTGTGTTCTATCCTGACACAGAGACAAACCCCTAAGTACAGGTGGTTCCAGAAATGGTCAAGTCCGACGATCCCGAGAAGGAAAAGAATGCTTCGGATAATTTCGCAGACGACGTCATGTCTGAGATCGAAAGTCAACAGGAGGAAACTCCGAGAGATCTAGAAGAGCAGGAAGAAAAGAGCAAATGATCTGGCATTTTGTTTTCAGTCTCATAACTGCGTTTGTGGCAGTACTTATGCTTCCGGTCAGACATGTGCGCACTAATCGTCAGACCGAACTCTCCTTGTGAGATCTTACGCTGTGCTGCCGTTCTAGGTAATGCAGAAATAGTAGTGATAGAGAACGGAAAAGTACTGCCCATGCAGAAGGACCCAAGCTTTTTCGTATTCCATGCATGGGCAGATGTACCCTCAGAAGAACTACCTGAGGGGATTGATGTTGAGATCAGAGTCTGCCACGCTGATTGCTTCCTTCAAAGCTATGGAGCAATAGATAGGGAAGAACATGCTTACAGTACTAGATACTGTTCTGTCTGCGGGCAGGACTTCGATAGGAACCCGTACGGGAATCAGGTAACTCTAGGTCGCATAGATCTGGAAGAAGAAGTGTTCATGGAAGATGGCTCTGCTAAGCCCATGATCTTATGCAGAGGCTGCCTTCTAGATGTTTTGGAAGCGGGAGATTAGAGATGAGGCAGCCCACGCAATGTGGGCTGCCTATCATCTAGATCATATCAACAAACTCGCTCAATCAGAAAGGAGGTACAATAATGAAGTACTCTGGAATCATTGAACCCACAGTGCCGGAAGTCACATGGGAGAATTTCCGGGAGAAGTGTCTGTTGGTTATAGACAATCTGATAAACTTCTACCTAGAACTACACAAGGGCGAGTTCAGTATGAAGCCGATATACGAGCCTCAGGGTCATTTGAAAAATGGAGCCCCAATGCAAGTCTGGTGGTTTCCAAAGTTCATAGCTGAGGGTTTCGTAGAGAAGTACAAGGCTAACATTCCCTCAGTTGATCCAAATTGGCCAGATGAACTAGCAGCTGCAGTCTACAGAGAGTGCAGGCCCTATCTAGATCATTTGGCTAGACAAGAAGCTGCACGACGAGTGCAGCATCCGGCCAGGTGGGAGTACCTGGTGGCGAATGGGCTGGTAATGAAAGCACCAACTAAACCATAGCTGCCTCAGGTCCGCGCTGTGGAGAGCTCTGCTTTGGCAGAGCTCTCGCAGAAGCGGCTGAGGCAGCTGTGGGTCCGTTTGCTCCACTCATCATTAAGCCAACAACTGTATCGTGAAGCTCTGGGCTACGTTCTTGGAGACGTCTGAGTGTTACTGGTTTCTCCGCAGGAGTGAGTCTTGATATCCTGTCCGCCAACTGTCTTGCCACATACAACAGATCCACATTCATTCCACCCGCGATATCTGAATTGGTAGCCGAAGCTGGATGCTGCTGGATGCTACTCATAGTGAGCGGGGATGTAATCTCTTTTGGAGGTGAGATCAAAGCTGGGTTTCTTGGAGTAGGTGTTAGGTCTGGGGACTTCTGTGGTGCTGGTTGTCCAGTCTGTGCAGCTGCCTGATCTTGCATCATCCCATTCTGCATCTCTGACTGGAAAGACATTTGCTCTTTAGCTGCTTCCGTCTGTATTGCAGCTTGCTCTACCATGGCCTTTGCTTGAGCCTTGTTCTGCCACTTTGCTGTTACAAGTGCAGCTTCTCCCTCCATCTCCGCCTGTAGCAGTCTCTGCTTCTTCATCGCAGCTACGCGACGAGAAGCCTCCATCTCCATGATCTTATCTTCTTTAGCCGAGTCGTAGTCAGCGTCAGCCATAAGAGACTCGTCAGACATCTTGCCAGCTTGGTTGAGCTGGAAGAGATATGCCTTCCTCTGTAAATCATCCGCCATCTTGAATGGCTTGAACCTTGCACCCACCTTGGGCCAGCTCAAGTAGGAAGCTGTCCTGTCAATCACCCACCGCAAGAGAGATAGCTGGTCGGACAGGTAACCCAAGAACATGTTCTCCAACATGCGTAAAGACACATTAGATCCGGAATTGTGACTGATAATACCATTGCCCTGGTACGTAGACGCTTCATCTACGGTCAAGTCACGCATAGGAATCTCTACATCCAACAAGTCTATGTCCTGCACCTCATCCCAAATCAAATGTGACTCAACTAGATCTGTTATGCGCTTGGCGAATTCCGGCTCTTTTTCCTGGATAAAAGAAAGATCTTTGCGAGCAAGCTTCTCATAGTTCATACCCCAGAAGCTCTTTGGCGTTGTTCTGCGTCTTCCCAAACCATGATGCTTGAAGAAATCCTCAAGATCTTGCTTCTCTATAATGTAAGGCCCAAATCTGCCTTGTACTGGCGGTTGTTTGGTTGCTTTCAAAGCACCGGACTGAATATGAAGCTGAATTGTAGATCTATCTCTATCTACGATAGCTGCAATGTCATCAACCGTATAGGTTTCTTGTGTTAGCTCAACCTCTATAGGCTCGAACTTCCACGAAGATCTACCAGCAAAATGCCTATCTCTAAACTCCTCAAGTCTTTCTTTGAGATATGGAATATGAGCCGATAGACACGAAGAACCCTTAGTAGGTGTTCTCTGTGACAGTATTCTCTTCTTGTAGCTGGAAACAAAGCCAATCTCTTTTGCAAAGAGGTCTACGTGCTCTGATCTAGCCTGCAACACAAACAGTGGCCTGGCACCTGGGAAGTACCTTGATGTTACAATACCCATGTTCAGCATCAATAGCTGTATCTCTTGTAAGAGCCTGCCTGACTTCGAACAAGCAGTTACCGATTGCTTGTCTTCTACATCCTCTGGGCCACCATCTCCCTCAAAGTAAGCTTTCAGGAATTCTGCTACAAGATGTTTGGGTGCACATCGTATGATCTTAGGTACGGTCTTCTCCTCAGCATAACCTCCAATACCTAATGAATAGAGGAACTCAGTCGCCTGCTGCCTTGATATTTCGGTTTGATAGAATGGCTTAGTGCATGTAGCCATGCTCAAATTTGGCCAGAACTTTGGGCGATAGCCAAAGACGGATTCTACACAGTCTGCAAAGTCTGTGTTTACTTCTTGATCAGAATTTCCAAAGCCAATACGCCTAGACTCCGTACAAGAGCCTTCCGCCACTATGTACCCTAAAAGCCTAGCCAGTTCTGGTGTTAGTTCCCTGGGAAAAGTAACATCCTCAAATCTATTTCCAGTATTCGTTGTCTGGAAATCAATCTTAGGTACATCCTTAGGCCATAAGTTAGCCCCAGCCTTCACAGCTACCCTATCACCAGGCTTCAACTCCTCCATAGTTTTGAATGCCGTAGTTAAATCTGGTTGAAGTACATATACCGGGTGTGTGTGCGCACCAGTAAGTTCTAGACCAAGTCTAGTCTTTGCCCAAGCAGCTTTCTTGGACCCCACATTGTGAGTCCGCACCACATCTCGAATACCCAAGTGGCTCACTACCTTACGATCTGAGCTGCCTTGTCCCTCTTCAATTGGAGTCAACTCTTCTAGTGTCTCGAGACCGTGAGACGTGAACAAGAGAGTGTCGGGAGATTGACAATAAGAGAGACCACCAAAGATCAACTCATTGGGTACTCCCATACCAGCAACAATGTGCTCAGACCATACCCTGATTTCTTGGCTCAGAAGTAGAGCCCGGCCATCACCACCTATAGTTTCTTGGCCAATAGGAAGTGGGAGGATGGGTATGTAATTGTTATCGCTATTGTGGGTTGCAACACCCCAAGTACAGAAGGTACTGTCACCGTCCATCTGGAAAGCCACGACAGTATCGGCCTCTACTTTTGCTACCTCTTCAATTCGGAACCAGGCAAAGCCCTCTCTAAATAGACCTATCCTACTGAATGTTGATCCAGAGTATGTTTCACCCGCCAGTATGGCAGACAATTGTTTATGTGAGTCTCCAGACACCTGTACTAAGTAGCAACCATGACCCTTAGTCTTTTTACCGCAAATCGTAACGTCCTGTCCCTCTACAAAAGAGATGCCCGGCATTACCTGCCAAGAAAGCATCAGTTGCCGGGTATCTTCTGCCAGCTGCCTGCTAGAGACGCCAAGCACTGTCTTGTCTTCGTAGTAAGACCCATCTCCATCCAGCACTCCATTCACCGCAGCCACAGCTATGTCATCTGTGGCATGTCTGATCACATCTGGTAAACGCTTGTTTATGGCAGTGCCTGGTATCAGTGAATGGAAAAATTGAGCAGCCACTATGCTAGGATAAGCAATTTGAATCCCATTTTCAGATTTCTCTCCACCAGTTTTAGAAGCACCAAAACGAGAGGCAAAAAATCTATCCAGCTTATCCACAAACGCTGTTTCATCTTTGTGGAGAGAGAAAAACACACCCTTAACTGTAGTATTACCCTCAGCGGCATATAGACCAAGGACCCACGCCAATTCTTGATCTAGGTTCAAGTATCTAGGCACTCTTCTGAGAGTGCGCCCTTCTCTTATTGCAGCTTGTGCACACTTGTAGGAATTCAGACCCCACCCATGCTCCTCAAGCAACTCGTTACGAGAAGAGACCTCCCCATGCGCAGACAAGTACTCAAAAATAGCCGGTACGTCTATATCAGTATGGTCTATATAAACCCACTCCTCTGTGACAGCTCTGTCTACATACTCCGCTAGATCAAGTTTTTCTACCTCGTTGATCAACCGAACTGTTGGATAACCTACGTAATCTCCAGGAGTTAGCTCTGAGACTGGAATGAAATCTGCAGAGCCAAGCTTGTGCCCATTCCCATTATTTATCTTTTTGGCAGCCCATATAGGGTGCTCTTCAGAATAGACAGTGTCTATGGCATGCTGACCGCGTACCTTGAGTCTGTACGCAGACTCACCATCATCCATTTGACGCTCATGACGCTTAGTCACTGTCTCAAATATACCGTACCTGTTCTTCAGTTGATCTCCAACACCAACATCACCAGCTCTTTGTAGACCATTTATAGTCTCCACGAAGGAGTCAGGAGTCACACAACGCCACCTACGTAGCTCACCTGCAATCTGATCATGCCAGTCTTGTAGGTTCACGGTTGTATACGGATCACTGGTCGCTGATCCGGCTTGTGGGAACAGCATTCTGAGTGGGACGATGTGCTCGAGCGCTATTGCCTCTTGCGCTTTGCGTAAAACTTGCAAATAAAAAGTGTCCTTCAGGACCGGCAAGATCAAGGGGGTGCCCCAACCTCTATCTTTGCCGGCAAGGGTAGGCCGCTTGAAGTGGTAGATGTTGTCCCTGCTGAACACGACAGCCTTTCTCAAGCGAAGGGCATCGATGAACAGTTGGGGCACACTCTCTACCGCTGATTTTTTGCCTATTATGATATCGTTCTTCAACTGCACTGGGATCGAATAGTAGTACTCATACTCCCCACAGATATCGTTGTATCGAATGTCAATGTCTTCAGGGTTCCATCTCAAGAGCCTGATACCCTTAGGCGCCTTGATGTAATGGTCCCTGACCTTGGCTATGCCCGCATGATCGCACTGCTCGCACTGCCAGTGGAACTCGAAATTCATGAACCGGTAGATGGCATCTGATGCCTGCTTCTCAAAACCACATCGAGTGCAACGAAGCATCTTTACAAACGGATAGAAGATGCTGACAAGGCTGTTACCGTAGCAATTACCCGTCAGTACACCATCTTCTATTGCAAAAGTGTGCGTTTCTGGTTCTACACAACAAAACACTTCTTCCACCCTGTTTGTAGATACGACCTTCTTTACCTTTACGCACTTACCATATTCTGTAGGTACAAAACAGCTTAGGAATCTTTGTTTTTGATCCGGTCTGATAAAATCCTGTTCCCTCATAAATTGTGTAAAGAGGGACAAATAATTCATAGGCTCTTGCTGTTTGGTGAAACTGTTCCAAGCCCAGTGCTCCCGTACCTGACCACCACATAGCCCCAACCAAGGTAACCTCTCCGAGATGGCACAAAGAACATTGGGATCTTTTTGAGTCAGTATGACTTGCCCACGATTATCCACAGAGCCATCTGTAGACAGCAAGCCACATGTAAATCCATACCAGTAAGAGGCTGAAGAAGACTCTGGCAACTGCTTATAGGCGGGAGATTGCCCATACACACCAAGGTATTTATCCTCGTGATGTGGAGTGATCGTAGCATACCCCTCAAAGTACCTGGCTAAGTACCTCTTCTCCGCTGTGTAGAGTATGACATGTGCTTGTTTCCCCTCGTTTGACAGCGTTCCATCGCCAAACACTATGCCGTGTCTAACACCTTCCCAGAATAGATCATTTTGAGGTGGTCTGTCTGCAACCACTCTAGGTACAGACTTACCTGCCAACCTGTCCGTCGTTCTCTTTACAATGGATGAGGAGGTAACTCCGGAAGGCTGCTTGCTCCAAGTTTTAACCGGCCACTCGTGCTCTTTAGTAGCGTATATAGTGCCTTGCCCAGTGTGTACCTCCCACAGCTGCTGAAAACCGTGAGATTTGAAAGTAGCAGGTCTGTATACCCCACCCTGTGACAAGACATCTACAGTTTTCCCCGCCAAATTCTTGATGGGGAATACCCCATCTCTGGTGATGACACGTGTAGTACCAGCAAGACAGAAATAATCAAGACCAATTTCGATCTGAAAAGGACGATACCTTAGCTGCTCATTGAGGAAACTGCTCCAGCTCTCCTTTAAGTCTTGCTTTTCAGTATCGAGAATGATGTCTGTGATGGGGTAATCTGCCATCTTGGAGACCACTGCATTGATCAATGGATTCACCAAGAAGTAGTACCGGCACCACCGGAACATCTGCTTGACCGTTGCCGGCAAATAGGTCTGTCCGATATCGAAGAAGGGGCTAGGGTATTGCAGACCGTAATCTGCAGAGCTACCAGTACGCCCTCTAGTTCTAGCGAAGCGGAGGGCAGAGGAGTCCCCATCACCACCTAAGCCACTCATTGAATACTCCCCGGCATCAGAGTTTCTGGCATAGCTTGGGCACTAGAGTTAGGCACTAGATTACCTATAGTTCTTCCTACTCCGGCCCCTGCTTTACCGGCCCAATGACCGAGCAGTGCACTAGGTAAAAGACCAGCTGGGCCCACTGTATAGCCAAGTGTTCCTGCAGCATCGCCCAGGGTACGTTCTAGCCTACCAGGTCCACCAGGTTCATTTGGCTTCATAGCATCCAATCCTATACCCACACCAGCAGCACCAGTTAGACCCTTCGTAAGTGTATCCATCCTATTCCAGGAGTTGTGGAGCATTTGTCCTGGGTGTGTGACCATACCATGCACAGTACCAGGCACTGTCATCCAACCCTGCTCGAAAGCTTTCTGATTAGCTACATCTCTAATCTGTTGACCTGCATTTGGTTTCGCTGCCAGCTCAGGCACAACACCCAGTTCTCTAGCTTTAGTCAAACGTTCAGCAGCTGTTCCCTCTATACCATGCCCTGTGAACTGGTACTTAGATCTATCCCAAAACTTCTTGGTTGCCTTACCGGCTGCTTCTCTACCACCCTTGGTAGCCAGTAAACCAGCACCAGTCAAACCTCCACCAACCAACGCACCTTTGGAAGCGCCCCTAAGTCTATCCCCAGGTTCAGCTGTACCAGCCCCTACCAATGCCCCTGCGCCTGCTCCTACCGCAAGCTTTCCACCATACGTACCCATCCTGCTACTAAGACCCTCTCGCACAGCTGGGATAAGCCTACGAATGCTTGCTAGAGGAAAAGCAGCCTCCTTATAAAGCTGATCTAACAATGCACTCATGTGGGTCTGTGTGATGTGTCTCATGTTAGTAACAACAGCTGTTCCTTGAGCTGCTTGTTCCTTAGAGCTTGATAATCCCACGCGACCTTCAATTTGGCTACCTGTATATCAACAGGGTTCTCCTCCAAGGTCAAGCCTTCTGGAGTACGTATGATTTCCCTATACTTTTGTTGCACTGCCGTGATCAAATCTGCTGACTCTATTCCCCGGTCTTTCAAGTATCTGTCAATCTCACTTTGACAAAATGCTATGGGATGTGGTGCATATAGAACATTCTCATCCAGTACACTGGCAGCTACGAAACTCTGTACCTCAAGAGTAAATACCTCCCCCGACCTAACCATCTCCGCTGCATCTACACTATTGAAAAGCTGTGCGATGGACGGCTTCTGAAGTACTTGCCAATCTGGAATGTTGTTGTTCAGTGCCTGTGTGATCCAACAGAACACTTCCCAGCTTGACCAATACATCTGCCCTATATGAAGAGTCTTGACTGCTTGAATCTTAGCCTTCGCATGATCTGAAATAGATGGTACGTGGAAGTCCTCTTTGATCTCTTTCCACAACGTCTCTGACTCCCACTCGAACCAGTCTGTTCCATACTTCCGCAACAGTGCTACATCGAACACTACTGGATGAGAATCGTGGTGTACGAATAAATTTTTGATCGTTACTGGTGTGGATTTTCTGTTCTGAATGTCTCCCACCATTACAGGTGGGAGACCAGTCATGTCATTGAGTGTTAGGTCAGGTTTAGTCTTATCAACAGTAACAAATGCCAAATCTCCGTCGAGTACAGTGGGCTCATTAACATCGACGGAGATAAGGGGATTCTGCTGGCCGACTTTTTCAAGTACGGCCAGCAGATCTGACTCGTGATCAAACATCTTGTGCGTTTTTGACTGTTAGCCAACAGTCCTAGAAGGTCCTGATGGTCCAGAGACTCCCGATGGGCCAGATGGACCAGATGGTCCTGAGACTCCTGATGGCCCAGAGACTCCCGAAGGACCAGAAACTCCTGATGGACCAGATGGACCGGAAGGACCTGTGGCACCACCCAACTCTGCGCTCAACGACCCTGTCCGCACGCCATTAGACACGACACTAATGGCAACCACATCTCCAGTAACACGTGGTGCCGTAGCCGGTATGTTCACTTTTATTTCTGTGTCAGTCCACGCTGCCGCACCTGCTGTACCAGTTGTGTTGAAAGGCACAGATGCAACACCAGCTACAGTCACCAGATTCTTCTCGTAAACTCCTACACCACCAGTAAACGGAGTAGTTGGTACCGCAGTGGTGAGTGCGCCAGTACCTGGGCTAGATGCTGTTGCTCTGATGATACCTGTCCACGTATGCGAGTTAGCATTGATCGATGTAGCTACTTCATTAGCAGTACTTCCACCCGTGACCGCAACATCAGCCGTACCACCCAACTGGATAGTCAGAAGCTTCGTCTCTACGAAGGACGTTGCTTCTACTGGCTGCCACACCACATCAAGACCGGCGGGATCAATACCAACACCAGTGCCAATGGCAGCAGCAATGATTCCGTAGCAAGAAGATGTAGGGTCGATGTATGCTGCATTGATAGCAGCAACAAGATCTGCAACAGTACTGCCACCGTCAGCATAACGAATACCAAGACGATTGGCAACAGTATCAAATGTGATCTTGAGGGAACCACCAATTACCGAAGCTTTGATCTGCGCCTCAAGACCCACATTTGCTGGGTTTGCAGCTGTTAGTACAAGCTTTGATGCACCCACTGTAAAAGTGAGTGTTCTTGTATCTGTATACGTAGCTGTAGGTGTTGCGGAACCGGCTGCAGGTGTACCTGGAGATGGGCCCGACAGTGGCGGCGGCAATACACACACATTGAGCTTGCTAACTCCTGGAGTCAAAGCAGTCAATGTCAGTGTGTCAGCAGTAAAGATCAATGCCGCACTATCAAACTTCTGCCCCTGTAGCAGATTTCTTCCAAACAGAGTCAACAAACCACCAGCGGGAAGGGGGTCATTACCCAACATAGCATCAAGCTCAGGGAATCCAACTCGTCCTTCCAAGTTTTCGAACCCCAGTTCTACATCACCCCGAAGGTCTGCAATTTCTCCCGGCAAACCTGTCTTACCCTTAGCTACCGAGTGCGGAATCTTTGCTCTTGCGAAACCGAATGATTGCGACATGTTGTTCTCCTTCTACGGCTGTGTATCGTTGAGAATCCTGGCGATGATCCTCTTGGAATCCAATGGCAGAGAATCGAACACTTCGCTCGGCTTCTCTACAAGTTCACTCGCCAGTTCTGTACCAAACTTTGCCTTGATTGCATGTATCTTCTGACTATCGTTTACCCCCACGTGCAGCAGATCTTCTGTCAGTCTATCAGCTCCCTGCTCCCATAGCCACTCTGCTGTTTTCTCCATCCCGAACACACAAGCTACTGGGTCGACAATGAAATCATCCCAGTACTGATCTAAGCCAGTCTTAACATCGAATGCTGTGAGTTCCTGGCAGAACTGATCTGGAGAAGCACTGGCATACTTGTCCAGCATACCACTCAGTGTATCCCTCTCCGGCGCATCATCTGCCCAGAATTGCATGCGGGTACAAACAGAAGCTCGTACATCATCAGCCGGGGCAAAGTTCTTGCCAGCATACTTCCTGATGTTGTCGGTCACGGAGATATGAAGTTCACCAGCTCTGGCTGCTAGCTTGGTGCAGTATTCTCTACGGTCCTGTGGGTGTAGGCTCTTCCCATTCTCTTCGAACCACTTGTTGGCTTCCAGCACCTCACCATAGCTGTCGATGGGGAAACGCCCTTGGCCTAGCTTCTCTAGACAGTATCGGGAGTGGGCCCTCTTCTCAAACTGTGGGGGTGGTGACTTACCAGTGATGTCTACGTACAAATTAGATCCCTCTTTTGTCTTTCCGCTCTTAATCTTGGCCTTTGCTTTGCCCTTGACATCTGCCA